GCGATCTCGTCAATGAGGACACTCGCCAAGCAATTGCTGAACAATGGGAAGCAAAATTGGTAGAAGCCAAAGAGACAGTACGTAGTGAACTTCGTGAGGAGTTTGCACAACGCTATGAGCATGATAAGACTGTGATGGTAGACGCCCTAGATAAAATGGTTACAGAAGGCTTAGCCGGTGAAATATCTGCTCTTAACGAGGAGAAGAAAGCACTTGCTGGTGATCGTGTAAAGTTTCAAAACACAATGAAAGAAAATGCTAATAAGTTTAACGGCTTTTTAGTAAAACAACTTTCAGAAGAGTTGAAAGAACTACGCACAGATCGTAAAGTATCAAAGACAGGATTTGCCAAGTTAGAATCATTTGTTGTTGGTGCTTTGGCTGAAGAAATCAAGGAATTTGCAAGTGACAAGAAAGACTTAGTGGAAACTAAGGTTAGACTTGTATCAAATGCACGTAACAAACTTGATAATCTAAAGAGCAAATTTGTAAAAGAATCTGCTAAGAAGATGGCTTCAACTGTATCTACGCATCTTAAGGCTGAAATGGGTCAACTAAAAGAAGACATCAAAAGTGCTCGAGAGAACAACTTTGGTCGTCGTATCTTTGAAGCATATGCAACAGAGTTTGGTGCTACACATTTAAATGAAAATGAAGAAGTACGTAAACTTAATGCAAAAATTGCTAAACAAGATAAGCAGTTGGCAGAAGCCATCAAGGTTCAAGACAAGGCGAAAGCACTTGTTGAGAGCAAAAATAAAGAAATCAAAGTTATAAAGGAAGCCAATGAGCGTGATGCTACATTGGATGAGCTTCTATCTCCTCTCAATGATGAGAAGAGAGAAATTATGACTAACTTACTTGAAAACGTTCAGACATCTCGATTGAAGAACGCTTTTGAAAAATACTTGCCAGCAGTGATCAGCGAAACAAAAGGCACTAAAAAAGCCTCTAATTTAACTGAACAAACTGGTAACAAAACTGCAAAGGTTGTAGACAGAGCTAAAGACGTTAGTAATAACGTAATTGATCTTAAACGCCTAGCAGGGCTTTAAACTAAAAGAAAAGGAGACATTTAATGTCACAAGAACTACTAGAAAGCCGTTGGGGTGAGACCAAAGAAGCCCTCCTAGAAGGATTACAAGGTGCTCGTCGATCAACAATGGGTGTTATTTTAGAGAATACTAAAAGACACTTAAACGAAAACGCAACTGCAGGTTCAACTGCATCAGGTAACATTGCTACTCTTAACAGAGTTATTTTACCTGTAATAAGAAGGGTTATGCCTACTGTTATTGCCAACGAATTAGTTGGTGTTCAGCCTATGACTGGACCAGTTGGTCAAATCCACACATTACGTGTACGTTATGCAACTGCAATGGGCGATACTTCCGCAGCAGCAACTCCGGTTGCAGCAGGTGACGAAGCATTATCACCATTTAAGATTGCTACAGCATATTCAGGTGCAAACGGAACAGGCGCAGCAACACCTGCTACTGGATACGGTGGATCTGCAACAGCTGCTATGGAAGGTGTTGGTGGAAGAAATATTTCCGTTCAAATCTTAAAGCAAGCTGTAGAAGCAAAGACACGTAAACTACAAGCACGTTGGACTTTTGAAGCCGCTCAAGATGCACAAGCAATGCACGGTATCGACGTAGAAGCAGAAATCATGGCAGCATTAGCTCAAGAGATTACTGCAGAAATCGATCAAGAGATTTTATTATCTCTACGTACATTAGCCGCAACTGAATTCACATACAACCAGGCTGCAGTATCAGGTACTGCTACTTTCGTTGGTGATGAACATGCCGCTTTAGCAGTATTAATAAACAGAACAGCTAACTTAATTGCACAACGTACAAGACGTGGTGCAGGTAACTATGCAGTTGTTTCTCCAGCAGCACTAACAGTGTTACAATCAGCTACAACTTCAGCATTTGCTAGAACAACAGAAGGTACTTTTGAAGCACCAACAAACACAAAGTTTGTAGGTACATTAAACGGTACAATGAGAGTGTTCTGTGATTCATATGCTTCAGACGCTACAGCAGTATTAGTAGGATACAAAGGTGCATCAGAAACTGACGCTCCAGCTTTCTACTGTCCTTATGTACCGTTGATGAGCTCAGGTGTTGTACTAGATCCGGCTACATTTGAGCCAGTAGTAAGTTTTATGACTAGATATGGTTATATCGAGTTATCAAACACTGCAAGTTCATTTGGTAATGCAGGTGACTATGTAGGTGAGATTGCAGTTCAGAACTTGTCTTTCTCATAATAATACACACTTAACTTTATTAAAAATAGCACCTTCGGGTGCTATTTTTTTGGCCGCAGTTCCACATAAATACAATTGCACAATAATGTGTTTATGCAGACAAAACTGCGTACCCGCTAGAACGGGACTTTATAAGGAGAAAACAAATGGGAAGACCGTTAAAAATTAAAATATCTAATACACAAGATGCTGGATTTAACAATCCTGGTGATGACGTTGTAAATAGACAACCAACAGGCGAAGAATTCTATGGTGTAGTTGGTGGAAACATTAGTACTAGTGACTATACATTTCCAGTAACAACAACTAGAATTAGACCAGCAGGCGGAAGTATTACTGCTGAAGCAGAAGGATTTATAGTTAGACAAAAAGGTGCGTCAAAGTATCTTGTGTCAAGACTAGATGCTAGTGCAATTGACCCTGTAAACGCAGTGGTTGGCACACAGATAAGAATTGTGTCAGTTGGTAATACTGACTGGGCCTCAATGGGTGCTGGCGAAGGTACTATTGCAGTAGGAAAAATCTTTACTGTAGAAGTTGCATCAGCAGCTGGTAGTTCAGGAACTGCCGCTGAATGTGGAATATGCACATTAGCAAACGTAAACGATGCTTCGTTAGCCGCAGGTGACATGACAGTAAGTTATACTGACGTAAGTTCATCACAAGTGCGTTTAAAGCGTTTTAGCAACAGGCATGGCATACCTTTTACAGGTGATCCAGTATTGTTAAACTTCTTCAACATACGAGACAACACAGTAGTAATTGGTGGATCAGGTTCAGCTGCTTCTCCATCAACACGTGACTTAGTACAGATTGAGAATGCTTCATACGGTTAATAGATACTTTTTAACTAACCAAACCCTTACTGTATTAAGTACAGTGAGGGTTTTTTTATGAGTACTGCATTTGTATTAGGAAATGGTAAGAGTCGTTTAGTAGTTGATCTTGATTTACTAAAAAGCAGAGGCAAGGTTTATGGATGTAACTGGCTATACAAGACTTTTGTTCCAGATTGTCTAGTTGCAACTGATAGACCAATTGCTGATGCAATACAGAATTCAGGATATGCAAAAGAGAATCGTTTTCACACACGCAAACCAATTCCTAATCTTGGAGGACAACCTTTAGATAACAAATACAAAGGTTTTAGCAGTGGACCAAATGCAACAGCTTTTGCATGCATGGATGGACACAGTGACATAATATTAGTAGGATTTGATTTAGGAACAACAAACGGTATGTTTAACAATGTGTACGTTGATACACAATTTTACAAAAAAGAATTAGATCCTCCTACTTTTGCAGGAAATTGGGTTCGACAATTAGTTGAACTAACAAAAGAATACAAACATGTTAACTTTACCAGAGTAGAAGGCCCAGAGAGTGCTTTTATAAAACAGTTCAGCAATCTACCAAATGTGCAAATACTAACAATGGACAAGTTTTTTAAGATGGTAAATACTGGTAGAGGTCCATTATGAATACAAAGAAAAGAATTGACGGCGATTACTACATCGAGACCATAAACGCTACAGACATGGTTCATATTGCCAGTAACACAGCAATTGACGGTAACCTAACCGTAAATGGAAATGTTACATATATTAATACAGAACAACTTGATGTAAAAGATCCGTTTGTGATGGTGAACAGTAGTAATACTGCAACATATGCAAGTAATGCTGGATTGTTAACACATAAAACCGCTACAACATTTGCTGGCATTCGGTATAACACCAATGATAATAAATGGGAACTAAGCACTAGCACAGGTACAACTGGCGAGACAGGAACATGGAGTGAGATTGGTACTGCGGTTGCTGGTAGTGTTGCAGGCGCAAACACACAAATACAGTTTAACAACGC